ATCTTACTCCAAGCTACAAGCATGACGGGGTAAACCACACTAACATACTTAAAGCAGGAAGTTTGACTGGAGATGCAAAATAACTAACATGGCAATGCCACACTACTAGTTAAATACTGCTCCATGGACCAAAGGACAAAGCTTTAAAGTTATTAAAACTAATTAATACTTATTAGCTTAAACCCCTCTCTCACCCAAAAAATGGGGCATATTACGACTCACATCACCACTAGTGGGATGTTCCGTGTCCTCCTCGCTGTTCCTGATCTTACCGTCTATGCCAAAAAGTTTTGTTGTTACCCCTCTGAGCGCCCCTGCTTTCATTTGGAAGTGAACTTCTCTTGCGCGTGCAGGTGTTTTCGAAGTGACTACATAAAAGTCAAAGGCGTACCGCGCTAAGGAATAATCAGTAAGATTTCGAATGCGACCATATCGTGGCATGTATGGTCGTATTGCATTCTGTTTTTCAATGTATGATTCTGATAAATCACTAAAATGTCCCATTATTTGTCTAAAAGTTGGTGTTTCATATTCCTGTACAGGTTTCAGTGGGTATGTAACCTGATCTTCACCATCCATCATCGTCCATACCCCATTGATGTTTGGTGATGTTCCGTTTTCAATGCACCACACCATTAATCCATTACATATGATTTTCATAGCTTCGTCGTCAAGACCATAAGCATCCTGAACACCTGCATGCCAATTAGCGAACTGCTCATGTGTCGCAATTGCATTTGAAATGTCTTCCTGTGATGGTGAGTATTGTAACAGATGGTCAAGATTCACAATTTCCTTTCCTTTAACCTTTGGTAACCTAAGCTTACTCGACACAACGACCTTCAGACGAGGAGCCGAGTAGGTCCCTGATGTGCCAACGTTTACATCCTTATCTGGTGGACCCGATGGTGTTTTACTAGAATTCTGACTTGGTAAAGAGCCTGCGTCAACGTTTGTTCCTGACTGATGACACACTGCTTGCATTGGTGTTACATCGGTTTGCTGTAAGCATTTTTCCAAATATTGAAATAACTCTACTTCAGTATGTTTCTCATCAGTATACAATCGACGTAGAGCAATTTCTGAGATATATGGCGCTTTACCTTCCTTTGCTAAATCAGCAAACTCCGGTTGTTGTAGTAACCAGCTATAAAATTTTCGTATTTCATGTAAAAGATCATCATACCCCCATGCTTCAATCATTGCTGCACATATTGCTTCAAGTCTGTGTGCTGGTTCGTCTGTTCTATTCCATTCGAGGATTGAAACTATGCGCTCTTTCTCAAGTTTAGGAATATACATATGATCACGAAAGATTCCTTGATGAGACATAAACCACAGTTTGCTCCGATCTGTGTGTCTATTTGAAAAATCATATGATAGTCCCAATTCACTAAACAAGCCACTTAATTTGTCCAATATGTATTCATGACCGGGTGCTACTGCAATCATTAAATCATCACCGTTTGCGAAATATCTGCAACAAGTGTGTTGTTGATCATATGTGATTCCCATTGTGAGTAGTGAATACTGCATAGTAATTAAGACCATAATTGTGTTATCAACGACTGTTGATGGCTGACCGCTGTTATTCCCTTTATATTTCTTTACGATTGTACCATCTGCTGTGAGTATTGGTGTGTATATAATCTCAGTATAAAGATTTCTAAGCATTTGCTCACCAATGTCCCACTCTTCCATGAAAGACAACCGCAATTGCAAAACTGCATTAATTAGATACGGGGTTAGTGAACTGTCGAAGCGACTTCCATCTGCGTCACAATATATCCATCCCTCCGGTAAACCCTTCAACAGTTTGTCCCAACCTTTATTGAATTTCGATATTCCAACACTCCAAGGTGCTATCGTGTGCAAAGAATAAAATTGGTTGTTGAAATCGTCGACACATACTTTTCCACCAAGCAATGTGTCCAAAGGGGCTGCTGTAAAAGTCCGGGTTTTGTTTTCTTTAATCTTCTCAATAGGACGAAGTTCAGCCTTAATAGAACCGTTCCAGATTCCCATCTTTCCAGTGAACAGTCTTAAGCAACTTGATTTTACGTACGCATCCATATCCACTTCACTCACATCTGTAAGATATTCTTTCTTCTTTCCTCGATACATTGCACCCATGGCTGCATCCATATTCAGTGATTGGAAAATTACTTGAGCGTCTGTGATATATTCGCATTGCTTAAACCCAACATCCTTGAATAGTTGAATAACATTTTTAACACTCTGCTCAAATATATCACTGTTGACTAAACCAACTTCAATCTGTGTTGCATACTTCATTATGTCCTTGATATAAGCTGCCTTATTGAGTTTGCTTTTGCCATAATGTGAAAGTAGATCATTGAAATATTTCTTTGCCTCTTCATGTTCACCAAGATATCGTTGGAAGTGTTGACATTCACCCTTTACGATATGTTTGGTTACGAGTTGGCTCTGGCTTCGCCCAACTGCTTTTAGATTGCAGCCAATGGCATTGTAAACCCAGTTGTCTTGACATTGTGCAACAACAGCAGTGTCATATATTGTGTTCAACACCTTACTAACTTTAAAAGGTTCTGCTGGCATTGATGATTGTAGTTGTAGTGGTCCCCACGAGATTTCTCTAGGATTGTACAACCATTTGTCTACCCACGTAAATGCTTGTGCATCGAACAAAACTTTTTGAATCCCAGACACAATTGCCGTCATATAATTATTTTCATTGTAAATGCTGGCCAGACTGTGCAAGCCAACTATATGCATGTCCGTTTGTGCAACTAACGGTAACCCACAGTGTCCATCTTTAGTAGTGATCCAATGTTTGCAAAACCCTGTGTCTTTAATAAATGATATTGCGCTTGCGCTTGACACGACACTACTTATATGTTTCTCTTGGAAATTGTTACCAACTAGCACCACTTGGTCTGATGCACGTGGCGGTCTAAACTTCAACTTCATTGGAAATGGTGGAAAATCTTTTGGCATTTGGATAATGACAATGTCGCGATCTTGAATTGGGTGTAAGCGCAATGCTGTTGAATTTTTGCATATGAATTCACCGTGGTGTGAACGAACTGTGAGTGCACCATTGTTGTGTTTAAAAATGTGCCTATTAGTTATTAACATCGGGCCGAAACCCACGGCATGAACAGTCGTTCGATGCCCGTCTGACTCATTTATGATCTGACACACCGAACGAGAGATTATATTATAGTCGCGCAAGCCAGGATTAATAGCCTTCATCTCATGTGATACGCTTTCCTTAACTGCTGGCACTTGCTCATATGGAATTTCTCGTGATTTGCCTGTTTGGCGGAGTTCGCCTTCACGTTCAGGAAATCCAGCAATTGTTTCGAACCTGTCACATACTTTTGTTGCTTTGTGTTGTGTTAAATCAACTTCAAGTGCTGGTGATGTGGAATTTTTGACAAAATACGCTTTAATGCCTGGATTCGAATAAATTTGCTGTCCTTCAATTAATTCATCATTAATATATTGATGCCTTAAATTATCGAAATGCTCCTGCACCAATAATATGTCTGCTAATGTTGACTCATCCTTAGTTTCCCCCGTAATTGGATCCAAGAACCGCACAAATGAGTACTCAGTAGGATCAAAACCATACATGTTTACAAAGCGACGAGTTTTCTTCCCCATCCCATGAGTGGTCCCTTTGCCTTTATTCTTCTTTCCATAAGCTGTTCCAAACAGTTGTTCAATAGCACCCGTATCCATATCGTCTACATACGTTCCAACCTTTCGGTCTCTTGCTTCACGAAATTTGAGTTTTTGTAACCTTCGTTTCTTTCCTTGGTGTTCAACTGTATCCTTCATTCTGGTTACGAAATTTTCGTACAACAACCATGCTGCTCCTACTGCCACACCGCATGTTATTATTGCATCTTTCGCCATCAATGTGTAATTCCATCGTCCCTTAAGTTGTAGAGTGCGACTAATATCATCTGCATTCTGATGATTGACAACATCCAACATTGTGTATTCCATTACATCATATGCCATAGTTCTTTCGCTGTTTATTGTATAACCATCCTCATTGAGGAAATTCGTGGAGAAATCCAATAATTGTGCTTTAGCTAATTGAAGAGTATGAATATTCTCAGTAGAATAATCCTGCGCATATTTGCTGCGAATCATTGCAAAGGTTGAACTTATTGAAAATGTCGATTGTGTTGCATTGAATGTAGCAATTGCATCAAAATGCGCTTTCTTCTGCTGCTCGCTTGCGATGAGTTCATCAATCACTCGTATTGTATGTTGAACTGATAATGGATCCGTGCGCAGTTTGTATGCAATCTTTGTTGCGTTATTTAGTGTCAACTTCGGGAATGAAACTTCCGATTGGTGTTTTTCGATTGCTTTCCATAATTTCTCATAAATGATTCCCGGCACTTCATGCGTATAAAATGGGATTTTTGAAACCGGTTCCATTTCGGAGAGGTCAGCAATCCAACAGTAATCTCTAACGCAAAACCAGTTACTCAAGCATGCATGCGGAAGTGCATGCTTGTTCAAGGTTATTGTGCCTGCCTTCAGAACATATTTCTTCAGAATATCGTATATCGCTGGATGCATTGAACCATCTGTGTGCACTAAATCGACCATAAAATATGTGGGTAATTCGAATTGTTTCATTGTGCGTGCCTTATGGACAGTGGCATTACCAAGTAATGTTGTTGAAACTTGAGCGGTCATCACTGGTAAGCCATACATAAAACATAGAAAGGCTGCTTCAGTGGCTACCATGGTTGGTATTGGTTCAATTTGTTTCGTTGTGTGACCTATCCGCAATGCAGTTCCTGGCTTGTGACGACCTACTCGCCCTATCCTCTGTATTCGTTCGCCATAACTTATTGAGCCGCATGTGTGCGCAATGAGTCTATTTTCGACATTCAAACTTGGTGTCACTTTAGTTCCAAAATCAACCACAGCATCGATATCAAGTGTGACCCCGTTTTCTATTATGTTTGTAGCAACAACGAAATGTTTCCGTTTTTCCGTTCCGTTCAGTTGTATATCTGCCACACCACTTTTCATGGTCCTCCCATCCACTTTTGTTACTTTGTATCCTTTATCACTTAATAACTGGCTCATTTCATCAACTTGGTTGTAACTCGCAACATAAACTAATATGTTGTTGCTATTGCTGATAACATCTGCGTTTGACTTTGTTCCTTGTGCGGCTACAAATTGCTCAAATGAAAGTCTGTCCTCAATTTTAATCTGAACAGGAAACTGTGTTTTAAGTTCAACTTCTCTTCCTGGTGGTGTTGCAGATACCTTGATAAGTTTACCACCAAACTGCACATCAGCTAGCAAGCATCTAAAGGCCATTGCATTAGCATCTGAAACATGACACTCATCGAAAATGATAAATGTATACTGAGATATCTTGTCCCTGTTATTTGCCAAGTAATGCAGTGCGTAACCTGATGTCATGATTGTAATTGGTGACGATCCAAATGATGAAGAGTGTCGCATAAGCATTGTAGGCTTATCAAAGAATGGACTTCCTCTAAGTTGAGTAAACACATTTTCGACCAAAGGTCTGGTTGGCTCAATTAATAACACATGTCCGTGACGAGACAAACAGTGTGGTATATTTGTGGACTTTCCTGATCCAACAGCACCCCGCAATAAAATATCATTGTGTTCACCCCGAACTATTGTATCACAAACTGATACTGCAGTAGCTCTCGTAAATTCTATAAAATGACCCTCTGTCCTATAATGTGGAATAACGTTGTTCATTTGTAGCTGATTGTCCCACCAATCTGAGAAAACAGTTGATTTTGATTTCGGATTTAGCACATTGCCAGTTTGCAGTTCAAAATCAACTGTTTCCTTAACTTCGAAATCATGAACAATATCATCTAAATTCTGGTGTATAACTAAGCCCTCTGCACCACTCACCAATGTTTTGAGTTTATTCAAAATTCTATATACGCAGTCACTCCTGTTTGCATCAAACATCATCATAACAAGTGCTACAAAAGCCACAATTTGTTCTAGTCGTTGCTGTTCTGTTCTATTACTTGCTTGATGCTCAACCGTTTGAAAAATTTGTTGGGTATATTCTTTATGTAACGATTCATTGGTTTCCCTAAGAACATCAAGAAACTCTTCTTGAGTGGGTTTTTGCCCCAACTTTGTGGTGAGAAGATCATAAATCTGTTCAATTTGCTTTGCTTGTTTTTCAGATTCCATTTGAGCTATCATCTGTTTATTCTTTTTATTGTTCTTAATAATTTCATTTAATGTGCTGTAGATGGGTAAGAAGACTCCAATCACTGCAATAACTTGTGTAAACTTTGCGAACTGTGGTATGAGGTAATTATACATGTTCAATGAGTTTGATAGCACACTGATGGCTTTCCAAACGCAAAAACTTTGTGCTTTTCTGATACTTCTTTCACATTTCTTTACACAAGCATCACTGCGGCTTTTGAAGAAGTTCTTGAATTGTGTCCAGGGTCCTCCACAAGGATGTTGTGCGACAATGGGGTATTGTGCGTTGCATTCCCTTAACCATTTGTATCGTTGCAATGTTATGGAGAATGACGCTGACATATTTAATTCTAAGTATGAATGCTCTAATTCCTGTTTGTAGATTTTTTCCATTGCTAACATCTCCTTATATCCTGTTGATTTAAATTCATTATCAATGAGACTCTTGTCAACAATATTGAGTTCTGCTCGATTTGATAAATATTGCAATACAATTTTCCTGCCAAGTGTATTCGTTTTTGTTTTCTGAAGTGTTTCTAACAAGCTTGGTGCGCTAGAGTCTATTAAAACCATTTTCTCCATGAAACTCTTTGCCCGTGAAACTTGCATTGCTAGCGATTGCAACATAGTCAAGATTATAAGCACATCTATGTCTTTATCATTTAAATAGCGAAGTACGTTACATATATCACTACTTCGATACATTTCAACTAATACACTTGGTGATATAATCGCTAACATAAGAATATATGGATCTTCTTCAAGAATACTCTTAAGAACATTTGGTCTATATATACCTTTGATGAGCAGCTTCACTGCTTGACTTTTTACTTTATGTTCATAACAACCACCCACCTGGTAACTCTTCATCTCTGACTCCAATGAATCACTTGCGAAGAGAATTAATTGACTAACAGTATTTGCTTTTAGTATGTGGTATCCTGTGGTGATAGATCCAAATGAGTCGACAACATGCATCATTTTATTTTTGTGATCAATCAATATTCGTGGTAATTCAGCTGAGCGCGTTTGTGGAAACAAGATAGAGACTTGGTGGCAAGCTAGTGCTACATCTGTCAGTGTTGGATATGTTTGTAATTGATTTGCAATCACATCACGCACCCACTTAGTGAAATATTTCGCGTCCTTTTTATCCAATGAAACTAACATTGCCAAAAATATATTTATGTAGCAGTAGCCTTCCTTCGCAATGTACAATTTCTCACTAATCTCTGTTGGTAAATCTAAATATTTTGCATTTCCAGTGTTACCAATAACCAGATGATTTCGTGCTGGTGATTCCACTTCGGACAAAACAGGTTCACCTCCTTCATGAGTAACACAGCAGCATGGATATATAAAAGCGTCATTTCTCTTGCTTATACATGATGTTGTGATTGGCTCAATCTCAATTGGTTCACCTTCTAATTGTTTTCGAAGCTGTTGTAGATTTGTGCTTAATATGAGGTTGTTAATTGCCAACTTCCGACTTCCATGTGGGTTGCGTCTTTCAACGTATCGTTCATAACCTTCACCAGGTTCAATCACATTGAAGTAATTGGTGAAGAATCGTTTCGCATGATAACCACGGCTACCCCATACAAAATTCCCATCTTCATCGAGTTGATTATCGCACATTAATGAAAGGTTAATGTGGGTCTTCGAAGATATTTTATTACGAAATGCAGCTAAAGAGCCCTTCTTAATCGTATCTGTCCGATTTTTCATCCATCTCGCAATCTCCAATAAATGTTCACATGCCACTCGTGTGTCCTCAGCTGTCATGCACGAACCTTTTATAAGACATTCATTGATTTTAAGAACGTGCGAGAAAGGCATCTCACTCCTATCGCCTATCAGTGATTGTATCTTTCCACAAGCATCGCGATTTGGATGTGTATAACACAAACGTTCCTTCATTGCGAGTAGTGTTAATGCAACCGATGAAAATGTCGGGTGTTGCTGAATGATTTCCTGATGTCCTTTGCTTAATGTTTCCCCAAGTTCATGTAAATGATTATTTGTGAAGGCACTGTTGGCTTTTTCTAAGCAAGTTGTGCATGTGATTCGACAACATGGAAACATTGATTGGCACACAATTGCGGCTACAGATCCTACCTCACTAACATCCAGCGTATTCGTACCTTCATGTAACCTTGGGCTTCTCCTTTTATCACGAAATGATTTATCAAAACCTGCCCAAAAACGCTCACCCGCCGAATAGTGTTCGACTGTTGGGAGTAATTCTATTGGGGTTCGTGCTGCACTATCTATCAGTAAAGTCTGAGAGCGTCCTCGGACAATGATGAAAGAGTTACTCGTGCTAAAGTGATCTCCAATAAGTGCATATTTTGGAATGACACAACCACTCCAACCATGCTTGATTTTCTTTTCATGTATGGATTTCCCTTTAGTAAAAATAGATGTTATGTAACTCAGTGTTTTGACTTGTGATTCTGTGATAGGACAATCCACTTCTTCAATAATACCATGCTCATGTTTTGTCTCAATCTTGAAGTACTGCTGTTCTGGTGTTTTAAACTTTCTACCAAGTACTTTCCTCCCTTTATTCCATATCACTTCGATAAGAACATTTTCACTAACAGTTTGAAACATTTCTTTCATGATGCTTTCAACATTTGCGTGAACAGTAGCTTTAAAATGTTTCCGTTTTCGTTTGTTCTGTTTTGGGTTTATTGGTATCATTCGCTCTTTTGTTGTTTTAACAGTGTTTTTGAGTTTCTCATACGGTTTTTCATCTATTTTCTCTATAATTGAGTCTGGTGCATTCATAAAATTTTGTAACTCTTGTCCAGCCTTTTTAATTTTCTTTTGGAGATGCTGTTTATACTCAGCTGAATATTCAACGTATCTATATATTCCCTTAATGCGTTTAATCCTACCATATTCGCATTTTGGACGAAGAGCTGTGATATCATTAACATATGCATCAAGTGATTCTTGTGATTTCTTGTACTCTTCATTTTGTTTCTTGATAAAGTCTTTGTTGCTCATTTTCAGAACTTGTGCTTTAGTTGTGCGCTCTTGATTCGCCAGAGTTGACGTATCATTCTTCACAGGAAAAACAAGGGAACCGAACTGAATTGGGTGATCCCAACCATACCGTTCAGTAATTGGTTGCATAAAAGTGACTGTTGGTGCGTTATTAATGATGGACTGAACCGCTGCCATAATGAAAATTATGAAAAGTTTTAGAAAACGTACGAAATTGTGACTGTGAATGACTTGCTTTACGAGAGAATTTAAAATGCTGATCGCTTGAAGTTGCTTTGCTGTTTATGCTTGCTTT